TATTAAAAGGAAGTCACACAAATGCAACATTCCAGACTGTTGGGTTTGGTGGTCAGTCCACTCTAAGGCATATTCAAAATGAGGACGGTCACTTCATAACTGGTAGAACCGCGAACGAAGTAATTAACCACAATGTGCTGTGTCCAGTCAGTTCGGCAACAAATCCACCATTCCCAAGTAGTCTGTACGAAACTGCTGCAACACTAGGTGTTGATATAAGCTAAACCAAAAGCTCAAGCGATTGCGAAGCAATGAGAAAGAAAGGATTATGAATTCGTGAGGTTTTTCCGGATACCATCCTTCACCGGGATCGAAGCGCATCGCGATGACGCCGATCGCGGCTCCCTTCGCATTGTTGAAGGCTGCTTACCGCACGGGCCGGGCGGTTTGCGCAGCGGTCCTGTGTGGAAAAAAATCGGAGATGTTCAGTTCGTGTCCAACAATAATCAAAATAAAATATCATCCGGGGATGATGGGAATGGAAATTCAATCGTATTTGTGTCCCGAAATAATGAAGTTCATGACATTGCATTATTGACGACGGAGCACACGGAATTTGAATCTCTTGCCAGCCAGGAGAATTTTACATTTGAAGCTGACGATATTTTTACTAACGGGCAGGCAAATATCACTCCGATAGGTAACCGTCTGCTAGCCATTGGGGACGGAAGCACGGAATCCGTTTTCGCAGGAAAAGGGCCTGATGATTCATTCGAGGTATTTCCGGATGAGGATCTATACTCTCAGGAATGGTCGAGATTTCCAAAGTGTAGATTCTATGTTCAAGGGCCGAAGAAAACAATTTTTGCAGCAGGTAATCCCGATAAACCATTGACTGTTTATATATCGGAGCCAGCAGGCTTGACCTCACCATATCGGGACACTCCATACTCGACAGAAAGCACACTTTATAACGCTGGCGTACTTTCGACCGTTGACATTTTAGGTTCGAACGCAAGCCAGATAACTGCGCTCTCTACCCGTGGGGATCAGGTAGTCGTACACACAGATAAAGGCTGTCATCTTCTATATGCTCCCGCTCCAGACCAAGCGAGCACAGGTTATCGTGTAGAACAAGCTCCCGCTACCAACTTCTCAGCAGCCGTAAATTCAAGAGTTGTTTCAAGAGCATCCGGATCATTGACCTACTGGGTAGGACACGATGGGCAGGTATACAAGGATGAATCCGCAAGTCGCGGGTCGGAGGACTTAAGGAGTAAGGCTGATGAGGATCAGGCAAACTGGAAAAGTAAGGGTGTCTGGGAGCATGAGCTGCCAAGAGATTTAACCAATTCATTTGCAGTATATTCTCCGCAGGCGGGTATGTACTGGTTTTTTGTATGAGCGAGCAATCAAAAGGGCTCGGGGATAGCATTAAAAAAGTTACTCAGAAACTAGGTATTAAACAGTGCGGAGCATGCAAAAGAAGGCAGCAAAGACTGAATAAACTATTCCCGTATAAACATAAAAATGAGCAATCCAAGATATAAAGGCTACTGCTTTAACGAGCGCGGGGTAGCTCTGTCTGGCCCATTCGCAACAGACATTACAGCGATCGCATCCAAGGATAATTCCAGCGAATTATTTGCTGTCACAACAGACCACGAGATTTTAAAAACCGATCTATTAGAACTCAATAACCCCACCTTTCCAGCAACATCTGACCCGATCGATACAACGGATTCGCTAACAGATAAAGGTATTACCGCGAGTGCATCCGGAGAGTTTATTTACCGCGGAAAATACCTGGCATCCCCGTTCGCAGACAATGTCGATCAGGGGACTAATTCAATATCTGAGCCTCTGCATTTTAAGGACTGCTATCTATCGATCTCCGAAACAAACTGGATGCACTTCGGATCCGAGGCATCAGAAAAGGAAGTCTACCGAGTCGATCTCTCATTCCATACAAATTCGATCGGACATGTCTGGCTATATGCTCAAAATGATCAAGGCAAAGTGTCAGGTCAGTATAAAGCAGCGATCAAAGAGACCGTTAAAGTATTCACGAATCTCAGAGGTCGCAGATTTAAACTAAAGATGTTCGTTGCCACCCATGAAGATTATCCATGGGCGATGCGTGAAATGGCTGTCGGATACAATATCGGAAAGTCCTTCTAATCTAGGCAACCCACAAACTTTTAATCTTATCATTCGCCATAATGTCCGCATAGCTATCGTTGGTCGTACTCGCATCTGCGTGCCTCAAGAATTTTTGAGACATGTAGATCCCTTCAGTTGTTGCTACATAAGATCCGAATAGCTTTCGCAGCTCGTGCAATGGGTTTTTTCTATCCCATCCGATCGAGCGTAGCTGTTTAATCAGCTCATCAAATAATACCCGACCATAATCCGCTCGCGTCTCAATTAATAAATCGTCGCCCGACGCTTTATTAAGAATGGATTTTGCAATGACCTTGCTACCAAGAGTAAACCCTTCATGCCCTCCCTTCGGCCTGAAACCTCCATCCGCAGCAATATTGATTCTGGCCCGCTCCTCGCTAAAATCGAACCAGCTCCTGCGGCAGTGAAATGCTTCACTTCTGCGCAATCCAAAATGCAGGCTTAGTCCTAGCATGGTATATATATCACCCTCAGAATCTGCGAATAGATCAAATGTTTTCTTGATCAAATCTTCGGCGGGTAATCTGTACTGCTTCTTTAGCTTTTTATAGAACTCCTCCGCTCGTATGATCTCGGCAAAGTCCATATCATAATCCTTAAATATCTTTGGCCTTGAGAATATCGCTTTCACCTGACGCAAACGGCTATTAATCGAACGTTTACGGCTCGCAATCTTTGCCTCGTCGCTCAAGCCCGTAAGCTCTTGGTTTTTATACTTCCGTAAGAAATCTTCGTTTATCAGCGACAGATCAAAGCTATCGTCTGGAGTCTTACCTATTACTTTCTTAATTAATCCGGTAATCGATTGCTTATATCCGCGCAAGGTAGTTTCCGTAATCCCTGCAGCTATCTGATTCTGCTCTAAGGCCTCAAGACATTGGCTTAAGGTCGGAGGTTTAGGCTTATCTAATGCGAATGCTTTTTTATTAAACATCTCTTGAACATCGCGAAACGGGTGGAGGATCAAATGTGCTCGTATTTGATCTGCCAGATCGAGTGCATTTGATTTGTCCAAACCGAGAGGAAAGTACCTAACTTTTCCGCCCGCTAGTGCTTTGAAATTCCAACCCCCTTTTTTACTTCGTCTGTAAATTCGGGTGCCTGTTTTAGATCTCGCCTTCAGAGATGTAGCGACTTTGTGACTAGGTGGTGTGTGATTCATATCACTACATTTTGTGTCTTTATGCATTTTGTCTAGAAGTTTCGCATAAACACCCTACAACTAGTGTCTTACATCAAAATTTTGAATCCAGCGCGTCTACCAATTCCGCCATCCGGGCAAGTTGTTGATTATCAGTAAGTTGACACGGGTGTCATGCGTTGTTATACTGTTAAAAGTGTCATAATGTAGCGACTTTGTGACCACGGCAACAAAAATGGATGGAAATATGAAAGAGTGGTTGGAGGCCCAAAAGGCTAGTGAGAATGATATGTTGAACGCTGTCGCGGTGCAGGCAAAAGACATTGCGGAGGAACTGATTCCGCAGGTCAGATTGTGTGCTCTGGAGAATGAAATGAATGCTACGATTTCGTTTCGTGTACATTTCGAATTCGATGAAAAAAATACTGATATATGGTCAGAGGGAGTCGTAGAATTTCCTCCGAAGCAATCTGTGTCTCAGTGTTTTAGAATCGAACCGAAACAAAGTGACTAGACGGAAAAAGAAAAAGGCTCCTACTCAGCCAAGCAAAGTACTAGACAATCTAGGGCTTACTCGAGAGGAAGTTCGTGCGGCTTTTAGTATACCGACGCCTGAAGCGGAAAAGCCTTCTTCCAAAGGATATCTTTTTTTGCATGAACAACGGAAGATGAAAAAGAGGATGAAGCTTTACTCAAATATGATTTTCGCAAGATTCGAAGCTGGTATCAGTCCAACTATCATCGCTGGGGTGCTCGGTGTCTCCGAGGAGACTGTACGCGTTCGATTGCGGAAGCACGGTTATTTTAACGTTCCCGCTAAATAAATCCCATCGATCGCGAAATCGCTCATACTGACCAGCGCTGTTTTCACCGTGAGGATACAACCAAACCCTCACTGATTTAACCTCCTCGCACGGAATTATATACCAAATATCTGGGTCGACATGTGCGACCACGATATCTACTCGCTCGCAATCAATAGGGCGTTTTACATTTTTACCCGTAGCTGCGGTGATTTTATATCGCGCAGTCTTCCATTTTTTAACCGGTGTTTTAGTGCCTTTTATCTGAACGCGGAGAACCTCGTTAAACTGGTTCATAACAAGAAAATCTTGAGGTAGCCCTTCCTCAATCGGACTGAATGGGTGAAGCCCGTGCTCAAGACATTTGAGCACGAACCTCTGCTCGAACAAAGTGCCGAGCGCTTTCATTTCGGATTTAGCCATTCCCAAAAATCTTCCAGCCGTATTGAACTTTATCGCTGCGTCCGACCCACGAAAATCCTTTGGAGGACATGTGACTTAACCCCCAACCTAACTTCTTAGGATTGAGCTCTTTCAAAAGAACACGATTATTCTCGTTTGCAGAAAGTACAACCATCAGTTCTGAACAGGTACCCTCCCACGCATCGTCACCTAGCTTCTCCCGAAACATCGCCAGAATTTCAATGATGTGGCTATATCGGCTGTCCGCTTTGGCTAGAGCTTCAAGCCCAGGGTTGATATATGCCTTGACCCCGAACCGTACATCGAAGCGCTCTTGCGGAATCTTGTAGTCCAAAAGCCAACGGGCGAAGGCCGGAAGCTCCTTAGCGATTACATCCTTGATTCCGGTATAGAAATTATACCCGTCCTGGCATCTGAACACCATTAACTTATCCTTGATACTCATATCCAAATCAGGCAGTAGACGCATGGACACCGGATCGTCATTCAATGTGCAGCTAATCCGGCCGCGCCAGAATACACGCCCGGACTTTTTGAACTTACCATTGATCAGAAAGGTGTCGTTGGCGATATGCTCCTTGAGCTTAGCGGTAAACGCTGTGTGCATTGCATTGCTAGCACTGGGTGCCTCGTCATCTACGAGCCACGCACCATACTCGAATAAGTGATCGGTCCATTCGGATTTTCCAGTCAAATATTCCGAGGCTTTAATTCCACCCCCAAAAAGCTTGCCGAGAACCTGGGTGTTGAAAAATGTCTTTCCGCAATTAGGTGGACCAACAAGAAAGTGAGCGTGGCCGCGCTTTGGTTTGCCCTCGTAAGCGTTCGTGTAAGCGTACGCTAACCAATCTAGCTCGTGCCTCATTTGCTCCTCGCCGAGCATATAATTCATCCACTTCCAGATCTCGGGAAAATCCTTTTCAGGTTCAGTCTCAAAATCTGACGGAGTAATCGGTGAGACCCGTGCGGTGTTAAAATATTTGCGGTTCTCGTGAGTTACAATAGGTGACTTGATGAAACAAAAAGGTAGCCCCGCTTCGACGCGCTTGCTTGTAATGATCGAGTGCAAGGCTCGCTTACTTTCGGATACATTCTCATTTCGTCCGGGCCGTGAGCTAAGATCGTTGCGGCATTGCAGGTCGAGTAAGCATTCGTCCTTGGTGTTAACAAAGAACCCGCCAGACCCATCCTGAACATAATAATTCTTTCCGTCGAACCAGTAACCTTCGATCGCTTTACCAATCCGGCCGACCTCAAACTGTCTGACAAACGCAGGGCTCAGAACTTCGGACCAAGTATAAAAGCCTTTCGGCATGTTGAATACCTGCATACCAGTGTCCCGAACGATCGCCGAGTTGGTAGTCTTATGCTGCCCGCCTGGATCCCAAAAGGTTGGGCCGCGAGATCCTTCAACAAATTCACCCGGCCATTGGTGGTCAGGCCACACTCTCTGAACCTCTTCAAACACGGTGTTCAATGGAATCTCTGGTCCTTGTCCTCGGAAGTCCGCAGACTTCGATGTTTCATACTGCCAGAAATGTAACATATCCGAACTGATACGCGCTTTCGGGCTGACCGGTCTCCAGTCTCCACCATGCAAAAGGTAGTGCTGCTTTTCGAAGTTTCCTAAATCAAACCCGCGAGCAATTGCGTCGCGTCCCTCAAGCTTTAACTCTTTCGCAAGGCGCTTAAGGAATCTCGTATTACTCTGAGATCCATGCATGAACAATGGGGTCTCGAAAAACCAGACCGCATGGATCCCGCCGCTATAGCTCCGGCTAATATAATTAACAGGATATTCGTGGTCGATCAGCCTGCGAACAATCTCTTCAAATTGCTCATCCGTGAACCTAGCATCCCAATCTGCGGACACCCCGTGCAAGTAGCGAACAGGGTTATTGCTCGATACACGCTGATTCGGGTCTACCCCTTCGCAGGTACTATAAGCTAGATACCTTGTGCTTGGTCTAGCGGCCCACTGCTTGTACTCATTTGAGTCCCTAAATTCAGGAAGTTCAAAATCAACCTCCCATGGTTTGCGCTTAGATACTTGGCTAGCACTTAAGTTAGGAATTGTAAATAAGTCCATATGTTTCCACCTCTTCTATCTTGCTGTCCACTTCCAATTCGAGATCGGTCTCGTAGCAGCTCTTGTTGTCTATTGTTCCATCTATTAAACTTTCGGGAATACCCGCCTCGGATATGTGCGTGTCAGAATTCTCATCTAGTTTTGTACGCTTCACTTCGAGCACCGATCCACCGCTGTCGCGAATGAATCTAGCCTCGTTCTCAAAGCGTACATCATCAATGACGACCTTCGTCCCCGGCTGGATCTTTCGCTTCATGGCGGTTACCCAGATATCATCTGCAATCATAACCCTACCGAATTCCGTGCCAAGAAGTTGCATGATTTCCCGCGGACTCTTGCCATACTCGTCGAGCTTGATCTCCTTCAAGACTGGATCATTAAGCTCGGCATCACGCAGGCCCATAGCTTTGAGCATTTCCTTAATGGGTGTTGCGAAGCTCAAAATCTCATAACCGTATTTTCTTTCAAGTATCCGTGCGACGGAACTTTTGCCGCACCCTTTTCCACCAGACAGTCCAATAATCATTTCGTGTACTCCTTTGATGTGATCGCTTCACTACTGAGCGGGACATCTTCCATCCACTCCGGCCCAGTCATCATGATCTGTTGAATCTCGTTTTTTATTTCTTCCGATTTCTCCTCTTCTACCTCCACGACAACTTCGTCGTGCACATGAAGTACAACATCGAAAGCTGCATCGTATAGGTTTTTTAGAATGAAGCCGAAGCAGTCCCTCGCAAGCGCTTGGACTGAATTTTGAAACAAATTCGCGCCGTACATTTTGGTCCGCCTGATGCTACCAAGCTGCGTGGCGCAGGTAACACCATCGGGCTCATGGCGACACCTGAAATATTTTAAAGTTCTACCGCTAGGTATATCGATCTCGAATGTACCACCCTCATTTGCGACTGCTTTTAGATCGCGATCAAGGTTCTTCCATGACGATGTAATCTTTGGATTCTTGTCTCGAAAATCCTGTACCTGAATAAACGCATTTACCCATTGGCGACGCTCTTCGGTCGGTAAATTAGAATATGCTGAGAACTTACCTGGCTGATACTTTTTAGCGAACTCCTGAAATCTCAGTTCGTCCTGACGGCTGAAGCTGGAATCAAGAATCTGTGTCTGTCCATATGCCTTAACTGTCTCTGCAAATTTGAACCACCCGGAACCGTACCCAAGCTGAAGAACACGAACCTTGGCCAATAGATACAGCTCAGGATCTTCGTCCTTTAATTTCCCGCCTGTCCATCCCATTGTCTGCCTTGCGTGTGCCTCATAAGGGCTCATCCCTTCGGCCACGAGCTTAAGGAAATCCTTATCTCCCGCGAGGAATGCTGTTAATCTAGGCTCGATCTGAGAAAGGTCAGCGATAATCAAGGTCTTTCCATCGCCCGGGGAGACGACATTACGAATGTTAACCCCGTACTTAGTATCCCGTGGCATATTCTGTACATTAAACCCAGCGTCTCCGCTCCATCTTCCGGTAGCATCAGCCCCAAAGTATTTCAGGTTGTAGCTCATGCGACCCTCGGTAGTCAGTCTGTCTCGAACAGACTTCATCCGTTGAAGATGCATATTGATCCGATTATAATTTTGCATGGCAGCAACAAAAGTGAGCTTATCCCCATGCTCCTTGATCCACTCGGCCAGCTCTTCGCTTCCCTGAGCCATGCTCTTCGGGGGTTCCACACCAGCTTTACGGCATTCTATAGCCATCGCCTTTTTCGAGTAGACTACATACTCCTTCTTCGTGTCCGGATCGATTTCTCCATACCAGGGCAAGCTGGTCTTAGCCTCAAATAAGCAGCCCTCGAGCTTGTCGATCCCATCTTCCACCTTGCGCAAATCAACAGGAAGACCTTTGTAAGCCATTGTCCTTGTCATATCGGACAAAAGCCTTTCGGTCTCAGGCCAAAGGGGCCACAACTTTTCCCAGATCTGATATGTATATTTCGCGTCGTCTAATGCGTATTGAAGGACAGCCTTAGACTCATCCATCGCGATCATGTCCTCCCAGGTCTTACCCTTCATGTTATTGCGGACTTCTTTGTCCATGGATACGCCAAGTATCTCTTTAGCCGCGCCCTTTAGGTTTCGCTGATATTGAAAATATACGCACATATCGGCTGAGCAGATCCATGAAACCTCTAATTTCTTTTTCTTACGCTTTGGGCTCATACATAAATCTCCGTTGGGATAATTCCGAGTTCCTGGCATCGCTCAAAACAACGCTGATCAAAACTGGCGTTGTGTGCGACTAAAGTGTATCCATCCAATCGACTCCAATCGAAGTCTTTAGTAGGTCCGACATACTCAAACTCTGGACAATATATTGATACCAAATAGGCATCGAATTCTGGGTGGTGCACATATTGGTAGGTGCTGCTCCCCTGAATGCTATAATCCTTCGAATAGAATGTCTCGAAGTCCAAAGCTGCAAATTTTTGTTTACTCATTTGTGGTGTGATTATGGTGTGTGGTTAAAAGCTCCGCGGTGTGGGAGGGCAGGGGAATACCCCCGCTCCTCCGTATTCTCACACCACATGAGATTAGCTGTCCTATGATCAGCTAAAATCTTTGAGCCATTCGACGAACTTCTTGTCGTGCCGGGCTCCCTTACGAAGCTTAGGAGCGTGAACTACATTGTTCCCCGCCTTAACCTTCTGAGTAGAAAGCAAAAATGATCCTACATTGATGCCATCCCGGTAATACATCTTCGCAGCTGTGAAGATAGGTACCGCTGCATGCTTGTATGCAGTTCCCTTAATTCTCCAGACAGCGAAGGCATAATTATTCCCGTCGAATTCGAATGGAAAGTTTGTTGGATCCTCTCCCTTAATGCAGACAAGTGCATCAGCGATTGGTTTCCAGCTAGCCGGTGTTCCATCAGCCCAGACAAAGGTTGCTTCCGGATCAGCTTCGAGAACCTCAGCCTTGGTATTGAAGATTCTTGGAATCTCGCCAGAATCCCACTCGATGTTCTCTTCAAACATCTTGCCAATTCGGCAGACAGTAATCTCTACCTCGTCCTCGCCATTGCTGATCTCAAACTCTCCGTCGAGAACAATAGTTCCCTTTTTGTAGGTCTCAGACAATGCGCCTACACCCTGTGCGATTTGCAACTTTGGAAACGAGATATCGCTTGCATCAAAGTCACCCACCAAACCCGCGCCGGACTGAATCGCCAAGGTTGCAGTAGGACTGCCCTCAATGATGTCGCCGGATGCGCTTGCGATTTCAGTCTCTTCTGACTGTGTTTCTGATAATGCTGTTTTAGCCATTTTATTTTTCTCCTTATTTTATATGTTATATGTTTGTATGTGAAATGTAATACACGAAGATTAAAACTAAAGGTTTCGGCTCTTCCGTAAATATGGGCTCCTGTCCCGATCCTCTTCAGCAGGGAGAACACCGGACTCTTCGAGGCTTTGCTCGATGGTGCCCCGTGCGGTCTTCTTTTCCCCGCGACCTAGCTTTTCTGCATATTTCTTAGCAAGCTTGGGCAGGCTGACATCGCATGCATCCATGAATTCATCCGGGCTGAGCAAGTGTTCAACCGCATCGTAAGCAGCCTGAGTGTCATCGATCTTCAGGCTAGCCGTCCTGTAATGCAGATCATATCCAGGGATCTCCTCGCCATCTTCGACAGCTAGCTTGGTTGCCTGCTTCTTTGCAGCAGCCTGCCACTTATCAACTACCGATGCGACATTGAGCATCTTGGAGAGTACGGCTGGATCCTTGATATTCTCGGGACTATAGCTTCCCCATAGAGTCATCTCAAAATCTTCGACGCTCGCGCTGTACTTCTTAGCAAGCGGGAGCATCTTATCCGACAGGGCAGGGCATGAAAGCTTGTGCTTACAGTACTTACACCCCTCGGTATTCGGAATAGCTTCCCGATTTTCAAGCTCCGCTTTTTCGACAATCATATTTATTCGGAGGCGGATATCTTCCATCTGCTCCCTGCTGTAATTATGAGTCAATACCTCATCCCGTCTCGGTATTATAAAATGAACCGTGGCCGTCTGTAGCTCAGGGAATTTATCCATAACTCCCAAGAGGTACGCCTGGCCCTGTATGTTCACATCGGCATCGTCAATTTCTCCGACACCGAACTTAAAGTCTACTAAGTCTACATGAGTGCCCCGAATGATCACTCTATCAACTGTTCCAAATATCTTGCTGCTACTCATACCAAACCTCCATGTTATCCTTCAATAACCTCATTAATTCTGGTCCCATTTTGAACGCATATACTGGTACAAAATCATCAGCAGTGCGGATATGAACACCACTATCGCGGCGTATGACCCCATAAGCCAAAACAGAACTTCGATCAAAGAGAAGTGTGAGTCGGTATCCATCGCTACTATTCTCCTCCATGACGAATGGTGACTCGTAATTCTTTATAGATATCATCTGCGACATCCTCCATTGGCTGAATATAATCCAAGCAGGATACGACCAGGCGAATCTGCTCATCCGTTAATCCATCCATGTTCCCGGTCTCCGCAGCGGAGTGCAAAAGAGTACCCTCCTCAGCAAATACATTTGTCTCATTACTGCTGCGATAGCTCGGACAAATCTCCACATATTTCAATGTGCTCGGCCCAAGCTCGTGATGCTCTTCTGGACTACTCATCGTCCGCAAGCCCCCACTCGCCCTCATTTAAATGCTCATCAACTAGCTTAGGATTAAATCCGCAGCAAACCAGTAAACCTTTGAGCTCATTTATAACCTCGTCCAGAGTACACCCGTCTTTCATCTCTGCGGAGTACTCGCACTCAGAATCAGTTATTATTATCTTCATCGCTGTCGCTCTCCCCATACCGCTCAACAAACTCCTCAAGCCCGCGACGAATAGCGATCTCAGCATATTCATCATCGGTAGCTACCTCTTTGCCCCAACGAACAAGCATAGCTTTGGTATCATCCTCCATCTCCAGCTCAAGCCGGGTAAACATCTCGTCCTCCTCGGATACAATGCGAATGACCGGAAGGTCACCATTTAAAATATCAATCAATTCCGCCTCTTTTTTCTTATCCATATCGAATTATTCCTCCTCCTCGGGTTCTTTGTCTCGCTTGGTATCAACAGCTTTAGCCAGCATTAAAAGCATGGCGTGAACCTGTCGAAGTTCCTGCTGAAGCATCATAATCTGAAGCTCCTGAAACGCAGTATAGGTAACAGCTCCATCGCGCTCCGGACGGGTGTCCTCCTCATGCGCAAGCATCTCATTTACACGAGTTCTTATTTGCTCAAGCTCCTCGCGGTGCGCCTCAGGCAAATCGCTAAGCGTACTTATTAATTTCTGATTATCCGGAAGCAGATCATCAAGGCTGATGCCCTCAGAATCTTCCCCTGGCTCAAAAAAATCTGGATTTAGTCTCATAGTGGTGTGTGGTTTTTAGTTTATCACTTAGTTGCAGCTAAGCACATGGTTAGTGTTATACATATGTAGAACATATGCAATCATAAATATGGTCTTTCTAAAGTTTTTTCTTCAGGCTCGCATTTGCAGGCACATATTAATTTGCACGCAAGACGACGGATAAAGGCCAAAAGCCAAAGGATTAAACGAACGGTGAATTTTACAAGGCGATATAGTTTATATTTCATAGGTATTTATTGTGGAGCTCCCGATCGGATTCGAACCGATGACCCCTTCCTTACCATGGAAGTGCTCTACCAACTGAGCTACGGGAGCATTAATTTTGGTGGAGCCAGACGGGATCGAACCGACGACCTCCTGAATGCAAATCAGGCGCTCTTCCAGCTGAGCTATGGCCCCGCAAAATTTTAATTGTAGATTAGCTGTAGCAAATTGCTACAGGATGGGGTTGAGCTCATCATCGTTGATAAGATCTAAATTATTGAGCTTGTTCCTAACCAATTTGCATACGCGCATCTCAACAGTGCCCTCCGCAAAAATGATCTTCTGAACAGCAGGGCTTTTAGCCCCAGCCCGATGAATACGACCAAGACATTGACGGAAATCTATTGCGGAAAATGTCGGCGATATAAGGCTGACCCGCGGAAAGTTACCGTTTATATCATGCAAATTTAGACCGGTTCCACCTGCCTGAACTGTACATATTATAATACGAGCAACATCATTCTGAAATGCAGTACACTCCATCTCCCGCCCAAAATTTGTCTGACCCCCATGCACAAGCCGGATCTTGCATAAACCGGCAAGACGCTTAAGCAAAGCCTCCACAGTCCCCCGGAAATTTACAAAGATCGCCACGCTATTACCGCTATCATAAGCATCGCGAGCAAGCTCCTCAAACAAAGGAACCTTTAACAACTCGATCTCCTGACGCGCACGAAGCTGAACGACTAAAGGGTTGTCCGTGTCGGTGTGCTTCTTGCCTTCAAGCGCTTCAAGCTCAGCTTTTAAATCGCTATAGATCAAATCAATGTCCGCGCGACCCTCAATATCATAACCTTCAGGAATGATTATCGAGTCGGGGAAAGCGCCGGGGGGCAGGTCTGCAATTTTGATCCTGCTCCCCCGGACACCTCCCTTGTATATGTGGTCATGCAAACGTTTAAGCGAAGAAGCGGAACCTTTAAACTCAAGGCCGCCCCAAAGCCCACGCTTGCAACCATTGCGCAATGCCCAACGCCACCAATCCTTCTCATTATGCATGTCGAGAACATAACCCAGTGCTCTCATTTCAGTAGGATTGGTACAGCTTGTAGCACCCAGACAAAGTATTTTTAATCCAGCACTCTTGGCAGCGATCATCATCTTTGAGTTCTTGCTCTTCGATCCCTTGCACCGATGATCCTCGTCAAATATGACTAAAACTCTTTTAGGATTTAATCGCCACTTCTTGCCGTCGTAATATTCCGTATTACCACGGATCATTTTCTCGTAGTTAAATGCTAATTGATCATGACCAAATAATTCCATCGCACCCTTCCAGCCAGGGACAACGGCCTTAGGACAAAGGACGAAGGGCACAAGCCCAAGCTTTTTTGCCACATGCAATGCGACATATGTCTTACCGGTTCCGGTATCAGACCCGTCCTTCGCATATCCATTATTGAGCAGGGAAGCGATTAACGCTTCCGCATGCCCAGTCTGCCAATCATAAAGAGTCGGGCAAGTAGACTGTTGCATCTCTTTCTCCTCCTCCGCGCCCAGATAATCCGTTGATCCAATCATCTTCAGTTAACTCCTCCCGCATATTAATTCCGCGAATAAGCCGCCACATCTTGCACAATGCTTGCGCCTCAATTTGACGAACTCGCTCGCGAGTAACTCCCATAACAGTCCCAACCTCTTCGAGTGTATAAGTCCTACCTTCCTGAGGGTCGTAAAAGCTTTCGGTCCCATCTTTCTCCGTTAATGTACGCTCACCCCGCAAGAACTCGCGCAATCGCTGATCCGCATTGGTAGCACCGTCATCGAACAATCCAGAAACTCTTTTCTCAAGCTCATCAGCACTCGCTGGTTGCGGCTTGGTAAGCTTTTCGCAACCTTTTGATTTCTTGCATGACGATTTTGAACTCTTCCGCCGGTATTTCTTTTGTAGTAAACCTGCTTCCGCAAGAAGGGCATGAACGACGTCGTCGGGTATAGCGCTTATTGGCTGGCCGACGGGTTTCTTTTGTATAGGTATCTGTTCCACAATTTGGGCAGTTCATGATTAGCGCACATATTCTTTAAATCGGGTGCTCCCCTTACGCATTTCGGAACGTATGTAATCGAGATCTTCCGGACGCGAAGAAACAAGAGCCCTATCCGCATCAACAAATAGGGCAGACCCGGTCCGCATCCTCTCCTCGAGCTTAGTAACCCGATCCATAATTCCATCCAGCGTGGTAGCAATTTGCTCCAGCCGGTTCTCAAATAATTTTAGTTCCTGCATTTTAGTTATATCCTTTCTGATGGTTAAAATCTATACCCGCATCATTGCGGACAGGCTCAAGATCATACGCCTCAGCCATTTCCCGAAGGACGCTGC